GGAACGTGGGCGACCCACATCAAAGCAGTAAAAGACGCTAATCCAAAACCATGAGTCAAATCAAACTAAAACATAGTGGTGGAAATGGAGTAATAATAGCTGCACCTAGTTCTAACCCTGCTGCTGATCGGACTATTACGTTACCAGATTTAACAGCGGATGCTACTTTTTCAACCGTTGATGGTGTTTCAGTATTAGATACTTATATGTTAAATTCTCAAGTAACTTTTGGTAATGATACAGCATATCAGATGGATAGTAATTTTGTAAGGGCAAGTACACTTTTAAGTACTATTGCAAATATTGGAACTGGAGTAACAAAGTCAGGGCAGTATTTTAGTTTTCCAAGCACAGGGATTTATCGTTTGTTTTGGAGACCTATATTAGCTGCAACAAACGGAAATACAGCAAGATATTCAGCAGCAAGAATTTTTGCAACAACTGATAATAGTTCTTATAGTCAAGTGGCAGAAGGTAATGCTTCGTCACCTGGAATGGGAAATGCAGCTTTTTCATACTCAGCACCTTTAGCTGAATATCATTTTGATGTCACCAATACATCAACACATAAAGTTTATTTTGAATTTATAAATGATCAAAGTGGAACTATGATTGGTGGGTCTACTTATGTATTCACTTATGCAACTTTTACGAAAATAGGAGAAACATAAAATGAATTTTATAACTGGTAGACCAGATCACATTGAGGATTATTTAGTTAGCTTAAAAACAGGTGCATGGTTTAGTTGGAGTGATGCAAAAAACAAAATCTATTCTAATTTAATTATTAATGATGGCAGCACAAAACCTTCTGAATCAGATTGCACAGCTGGACTTGCTGCAATGCAAGCTGCATGGGATTTAGAATTTGATAGTTATAAATCTAAAAGAAGAGCAGAGTATCCAAAATTTGAAGATCAGTTTGACCAAATATATAATGAAGGAATAGATGCTTGGAAAACCTCCATCAAAGCAATTAAAGACAAGTATCCAAAACCATGAGTGAACTTAAAGTCAACAGTATAAAAGGAACAGGAGCTAGTACGGCTGCTATCACGATTGATAGTTCTTCTGGTGGTTGTACTGCCAATATCACTAATAACCTAAGTAATCGTAATATATTAATTAATGGAGCTATGCAAGTTGCTCAACGTGGTACATCATCAACAACAAATGGCATGGGAAGTGTTGATAGATATTACATAGGATATAACGCTGTAGATGAAGCACCAACACAGGCACAAGCAGACATCTCTGCTGGAACAACACCCTACACATTAGGTTTTAGAAAATCTTTAAAAATAACTAATGGGAATCAAACAAGTGGGGCTGGTGCAGCAGATTACATTTTTATTAATATGGCACAAGAGGCTCAAAATTTAGCAACGAGTGGTTGGAATTATAAATCAAGTTCGAGTTATGTGACATTATCTTTTTGGATTAAATCAAGTGTTGCACAAAATTTTTATTTTCAATTTGATGTAAGAGATGGAACTAGATATAACTACACAATGGAAACAGGATCTTTAACTGCTAATACTTGGACAAAAATTACTAAAGTTATACCTGGAAATTCTAATCTTACAATCGATAATGATAATGGAGTTGGTGCATTTATTACTTTTGGTCTTTTTTGGGGGACAGATTACACATCGAGTGTGTCTTTAGAAACTTGGGGTGCAGCTAATGATTCTGCTAAAACTCCAAACAATACGTCAACTTGGTACACGACAAACGATTCTACTTTAGAATTTACAGGATTTCAATTAGAAGTAGGCAGCGTGGCAACAGATTTTGAGCATCGCAGCTATGCTCAAGAGCTTCAGCTTTGTAAGCGTTATTATTATCAAGAGACTAGATATGGAAGCACAGGAGGCAATGGTGCAGGGGTTTTTGCATTAGCAATGACTGCTAATAGTAGTAATGGGTCAATTTATGCAAATATGAATCATCCAGTTGAAATGAGATCTGCTCCAACACTTTCATTCTCAGGAACTTTTGCAGCACATAGGTTTGGTGTATCTATACATCAAATTACTGCTGCTAATATGGTTGGAGGTTATCATAATTCAACAACAGCAACCACGATTGCTGGAACTAATAGTGGTGCTACGCCCGGTCAAGGAACCTTGGCATTTTTAGAAGGTGTATCTGGCACAATAATGTTTTCTGCGGAACTTTAATTATGGCAACACGTTACAAACTAGTCCTCGACTTTACTGGTAGTGAGGCAAATTCAATAAAAAGAACATTAGATAATGGAACAATTAGTTGGATACCAAAAGATATTAGCAATACTGACTACCAAAAATATCTTGAATGGGTAGCGGAGGGTAATACACCAGAAGCTGCTGATTAAATAGGTTGTTATAAGGTTTTAGTACTGATAATATATTAGTATTATACTCTGTAACTTAAATGTTAGACCCGAAACAAAAACTCGCTGCACTTCAATCAGAATTACAACAGATTGCAAATAACTATAATGAGGCAAAAGAAGTGATGGGTAACTGTGAACGTAAAATATTACAGATACAAGGTGGTATTGCTACTTGCGAAGATTTGATAAAACAAAACGAAGAAACTGAGGAAACTAAGGAGAAGGCTTAGTTTTTACAGGTATATTGCGGTCAATAATGCCATACATGACATAAAGTGGTGCTAAACCTATAATTAAAAAAAGCACCATAAATGTTATTGGTACGCTTGCTTTAATTAATGCTTCTTTTAACATGAGAAAAGTACTAGACATTATTACTATCGTAACTGGAATTCTTATGTTAGGAATTTTAGGCGGTGGTTTCTTTACATACAAGTATGTAACCTCAGAAGATTTTCAAAAAAAAATGATGGATAAAGTTCTTGGGGGTGTTGGCGATATGATGCCTAAAGTTCTTGATGATTCTCTTCCTAAAATGACAGGGCCATCTATACCAAAAGAACTTCCTAAATTATGAGGAGATGCCTACGATTAATCAAATACCTAATACAGCGATACCACGCATTCCAATAATAAAAATACCTGTAGAACAATCAATACCTAATACAACTCATATAACTAGGTCATTGCCTCCAACATTAATAATGCCTTGTGTAACATTGAGAAATGATGGTACAGAAAATAGTCAATTATTTATAGATGACCCAAGTGGAAATAAGTTAGTATGTCCTTTGCCATATTATGTACCTTTACAATATGACAAGAAAAAAATTCTTCTTGTAGAAGAACAAAAAGCTCCAACTAATGTAGATCCTCCTAAAACAGATACCGAGCAGCCAGAAGTTCCTAAAGTAGACCAAGATCCACCATGTCCAGATCCAAAAAAGAATAATCCAAGAATAGGAGACTTGAACGCAAAAGGTACAGAAAAAGTTGTTGGTTTTAAATATATAAAAGAAACAAAAGAATGTGTTGTACAGTACGAACCTACAACAGCAGTTGAGAAGTATCTTCCAAGTCTAAATACAGTATCCACAACATTTGCAATAACAGTAGTTGCAACTACGGCTGCAACTCTTACCCCAATACTTAATAAAATACTTAAGCCTTTATTTAAACAGGCTATAGGTAAAGTCAAAAAAGCTATAGGCAAAAAAGGTACAAAGTTTTCTGGTAAAAAACCTATGAAAAGCAAAATTAAGAAGGTATAAACATAAGCAAACTTTTTTACAAGCCCCTTACAGACGATTCTGAAGGGGCATTTTTATAGCTTTTTCTCAATTTTATGCGTATGTGACTCAAATTCCAACATTTCTACGTCCTCGCATAATTTTGCCATAGGTGTACCCTGTTTAAATCTAATTCCATTCTTGTAGTTATCAACGCAAGTTTTTGCTCGGCTCATCTCAAAATTAAGACGCTTGGCTGCTAGTGATGCTTCATATAATTCGTTTTGTTTTTTCATTGCCTCTCGACATTGCCTTATAGGTTCTCGATCTAATGGGATACTAAACGTAGCAGTAATACCTCCATTGATAGATACATTAGATTGTTTTTGTCCTGTTCTTACTTGTTCAAAATATAAGATTTCACCTCTATAACCAGCATCAACATCTCCATCTCCAATAGGTTTGTTTTCATCGTCAAAATTACCTTCAATATCACGCCTTGAATATACTGGTCTATCAAATGTCTGCTCGTAAGGAGTTGCAAAGCCGTAGGTTGTAGAGACAAATGGAGAAATATTTAGGGTAGCACCTTGGCATTGAATCGTATTCATCTGGTAATTAAAATTTCTAGAAGGTACTACTTGTACGGCCTGGTTTACAACACTTCCGGACGAATTACTGGTCGTATTCACAGAGTTAGCTAAGACAGGATTATTAAACAACAACAACAATAATAAATATTTCTTCATTGGCTAAACGTACTGGTTGTGTCTGTAATATTTTCTACTTGAGTAGTCCTTTGGATGTGGGTAAAATTTGTAATACCTGGCGTTTCAAGAGTTTCGTAGTATTGAAAGCTTTCTCCTTCGTTAACAATGCTAAATATAGGTTTATTATCTAAATTTGGAGAAACATAAGTAGTACCTGTTCCTTGTATCGTTGTATCTAATTTTGTCCATCCAGTAGGAGCTACATTGCCTGTTGAGCTTTTTACATTTTCGCCACCCACTGTTAGTTGATATCCATTGCGTATATCAAAACTTTTTATATCTTCTACAATAGTTTGCTTAGTTTCAGACCTTTGAATAAGAACTCCTTGGTTAAAATTAGGGATTACATTTTGAGAATATACAGGGGTGCTAAGAAGACTTAGCAAAATACCTAACCTATACATAACTACTACTAATCAACTATTAATGTAGTAGTCATTTGGCCTAATGCTTCTGTATTTGCTCCACCTGCTGTGATTGTTAATTTTTGAGAATTAGTTACAGTACCAGCTAAGTTAGCAACTGTACCACCTGCGATTGAAGATACATTGTCAGAAAAATTAGCAGCATCACCAGTAGTTACAGCACTTGTAGGTATTACATCTGCTTGACTGAAAGATTGACTAAAAGAAAAATTATTAGCTGGTACGTCTTGTGTGACAGTAAGGTCAGGAGGTGTACCAACGCCACTGCTAATAACAAGTGAGCCAACACCATTAGCAACAGCATTATCACCAGAACCATGTGTTGTGTCTACTCCAACACCACTTACGCTGTAGCTGCTACCTAAACGTGAAGCAGAGGTACTAGCACCACCTACCGTTAGTTTTACAGAACTAGAAATCGAATGACTTAGATCTGCGTAGGTTGGGGTTGCTGCTGTAAATACAAAAATGAACGGAAGAAGTTTTTTCATTTTGTTACAGTTTTATTACTTTTATTATCCATAATCTTAGCAGAATTGCCACTTTTCTTGTTTCCAACTGAAATACCATATGAACCAAGCACCCCCGAAACCAGGCCGGCAGTAAAAGCTCCGTCTATCCTTACCTTACCCATGTATCCCAAAGTCATCATCGATAAACTCCAAGTCAAAATTAAAAATCGGATAGCGTGACCAAAGATCTCACCCCATTCAATTCCTTCCTTTTCTTCTTTTTCTTCAGCCATAAAAGTAAGATAATATATACTATAAATATAGACACAAAAGGTTAAGAATGGTTGAAGTGATAGCAGCAGTAGGTGGAGCTATGATGACAGCTTGTTTTGTATCTGTGGGATCAATATCTTATAGGGGTAGACAATCAAGAGATGATCTCGTGCGAAATACAACAGCAATAGAATTATTAACGACAAAGATAGATGATATGCACGATGATATGAAAGAGGTATTTCATCGCCTTAAAGAAGTAGAGCTTGCTGTTGCAGAAATAAAGCCAAGAAGGTAGTTAATGTTTAAAGAGTTAATTTGGGTAAAAGAACAATCATTGTCAGAAGATTTTTGTAGTCAAATTATTAAAAAGTATGAAAATGATCCTCATAGAAAACCGGGACAAGTAGATCAAAACAACCCTAGAGTTGATAAAAACTTAAAAGTAACTACAAACAATACTGTTACAGGTAATATTGCATGGAGAGAAGAAGATGAGGTTTTATACAAAGCTATAGGTGTAGGATTATATGAATATGAAATTTATCTACAAGAAATTTCTTCAGGAAAATGGAACATACACCCTTCTGATGGATACCAAATAAAAGATACAGGATATGGGGTACAAAAATATGATCCTGATGGTTTCTATAATTGGCATCACGATTATTGTTTGCTTGACGGATGGGCTAGAATTTATACTTATATTTGGTATATAAATACAATAAAAGAAGAAGATGGTGGCTGGACAGAATTTATTGACGGTACAAAAATTCAACCTAAAGTTGGGAACTTACTATTTTTCCCTGCAACTTGGACTTATATTCATCGTGGCTATCCAACAAAAGTTCCTAAATACATAGTAACTGGCTGGATATATGCAAGACCATAAAAAAAGACCCCTATTGCTAGAGGTCTAGTTCTTGCGAATATCTAGTGTTGCCTAGTTTCCACTAGTCACTCACAAGTTCTCACACACGCGGATAGTATAACACAAAAA